GAAATAAAAGATTTTATTTTAAACTATCTTTTAGAAATAGACGACTTAAGTGTTTACAATTATTTTGCTGAACATACTAGGTATTTCAGAGAGGAGTTTTTAACACTTTTATCATCAATCGCAGTGTACTTTATTGAAGACACCAAATCTAGCGCCTATTTATATTATAAAAATTGTGCCGTTAAGGTAACACACGATGAGGTTGTGAAAATTGATTACTTAGATTTAGGTGGTTATGTATGGAAAGATCATGTAATAGACAGAGAGTTTAGTAGTTGTGATAGTGGAGATTGCGATTATAAGCAATTTGTTTCAAACATTTGCGGAAAAATAGAAAGCAGAACAAATTCTATGCGTTCTACTATTGGCTATCTCTTACACGCTTGGAAAAATTTATCATATTGTCCAGCTACAATACTCAATGATGAAGTAATATCAGATAATCCAGAGGGAGGGACGGGCAAAGGTTTGTTTATGAACGCTCTATCTCATATGAAAAAATTAGTTGTCATAGATGGCAAGTCATTTAATTTTGAAAAGAGTTTTGCATACCAGCTGGTATCTGCGGATACACAAATATTATGTTTTGATGATGTAAAAAAACATTTTGACTTTGAAAGATTATTTAGTGTAGTAACTGAGGGATTAACTTTAGAAAAGAAAAATAAAGATGCAATCAAGATACCATTTAGTAAAAGCCCTAAAGTAACTATAACCACAAATTATGCCATAAAAGGTAAAGGTTCATCATTTGAAAGAAGAAAGTGGGAGTTAGAATTAACACAGTTCTATACTAAGGACTTTACACCTTTGAAAGAATTTGGCAAACTTATGTTTGGAGAGTGGGATGACTTAGAGTGGTGTAGGTTTGACAACTATATGATAGAGTGCCTACAAATGTATATGAAGTTTGGTTTGATTAAAAGTGAATTTGTAAACTTACGAATCAGACAACTTTCGGCAGAAACTTGCCACGAGTTTTTAGAGTGGAGCGGATTGATTGGCGAAGGCGGACAAAACGAGAAACTAAAGCCAGGTGGTAAAATTTATAAAAACGATTTGTATTTAGACTTTTGCGATGACAATCCTGACTTTGCGCCTAAGTCAAAATTTACCGTATCAAGAACAAGATATTATAAATGGTTGGTTGCATACTCGGTATACAAATATAATTGTAACCCCGAAGAAGGGCGTGATGCTGGAGGAAGATGGGTGAGATTTAGAAATAAACACGAATTAGAAACAAACGGCTCACTTGAATTTTAATGCAGTTTAGGGAATATCAAAAAGAAATAATAAATAAAGCATTGCCTCTGTTGAAAAAAGATAAATTTGTTTATCTTGCGATGGAGGTTAGAACCGGAAAGACGCTTACGAGCTTGGGTGTTAGTATGCTTCTGCCGGTTCAGAACCTCTTGTTTATTACCAAAAAAAAAGCAATTAGTAGTGTTCAAGACGACTACAAACTATTAAACCCATCATATAATCTTACGACTATAAATTATGAATCCCTACATAAGGTAGACCCAAGGGGATGGGATATGGTTGTGTGTGATGAGGCTCATGGCCTAGGGGCGTTTCCCAAAAGAAACAAAAGATCAAAAACGGTCAAGTCTTTAATATCTGAGAACAATCCTTATGTAATTTTTTTGTCTGGCACACCTACGCCAGAATCTTATTCTCAAATGTATCATCAAGTTTCTGTATTAAACAAAAATCCTTTCTCGGAGTATAAAACATTTTATAAGTTTGCTAAAAAATTTGTAAACATAAAGCAACGTAAAATTAATAGCCTTCTTATAAATGATTATAGTCAAGGCTTAGACTCTATTATAGACCAAATGAAACCTCACACAATTTCTTACACCCAAAAAGAGGCTGGGTTTAAAATAAAAACAAAAGAACACACCCTTGTAGTTGAAATGTCTGAGCTAACTTATAAGTTAACTAATAAATTAAAAAAACATTTGGTGGTTGAAGGCAACCCAAATATAATTTTAGCAGACACTCCCGTAAAACTTATGATGAAGCTTCACCAAATGTATTCAGGTACAGTAAAGTTTGAGTCGGGTGAATCAATGGTGCTAGACTACTCTAAGGCAGAGTATATTTATAAAAAATTTAAGCATAAAAAAATAGGAATATTTTATAAATTTAAAGAAGAATACAATGCGTTGAAAGAAGTTTATGGAACACAACTTTGTAACACACTTGAAGAATTTTGTAACTCAAATAAAAGTATAGCACTACAAATTGTTAGTGGTAGAGAGGGAATATCACTAAAAGATGCTGACTGCTTAGTGTATTACAATATAGATTTTTCAGCAACCAGCTATTGGCAGTCTAGAGATAGAATGACTACCAAAGAGAGAACAGAAAGTGATGTGTATTGGGTGTTTGCAAGGGGTGGTATTGAAAGCGAAATTTATAAAGCTGTTACCAAAAAGAAAGATTATACATTAAAACATTTTAAAAGAGATTTATTAACTTTATAAAATATTATGGTAGTAGAATTAGACCCGAAAGAGGTAGAGCTTTGCGAGTATATTGGAGAACTTAGATCAAGTATAGCCAGGCAAAACAATGTGAGGGATGCAAAAATAGGAGACCATGATGGGGTAAGCGCAGATATTCAGGGGTTCAAGGCTGAGTATGCGTTTGCTAAACAAAATAATTTATTTCCTGACTTTGGTTTATCCCCTAGAAGTGGTAGTGCTGATGGAGTAACAAAAAACGGAAGTAGGTATGATATAAAATCTACCAGCCATAGGTATGGTAACTTATTATCTACATTGAAAGCTAATCAAGATATTGATATATATGTATTAGCTTATGTGGATAAAAATAAAATTGAGTTTATTGGATGGGCGACTAAAGAAGAACTCATTAATAAAAAAAATATTAAAAATTTAGGTCATGGGTCTGGATATTTTCTCAGCCGATACAACCTTCATAAATTTTAATATGACAGAACAACAAATACAGAACAAAAGAATCAAGGAGCTGGAGTTAGAGGGTTACTATGTTATAAAGCTCAAGCTAACAAATAAAAATGGTATACCCGATTTAATTGCTTTGCCTAAAAATTGTAATGTTTTGTTTTCAGAAATAAAAAAACCAGGAGGTAAGCTTTCAGAGCTTCAAAAGTACAGGATAAAAGAGTTAAAAAAATATGGATTTCAAACCGAAGTATATAAAGGATAATGGATATGATGTGGCTGACGAATACCTGGAGGCTTTAGATGATATGGATTTTGAGTTGTCATTAATAATATCAAATTATATAGACAAACATGTTATAGATATAAAACCAACAATTCATACTACACATGTTATAGGTGGAATAGTTAAGCACAATAATGAGTCTGTGCCATTCGCCTTAGAAATAATAAAAGAAAGAGGTTCGTTTTTAATTCTATCAGACATATGTTTAATCACAATAAATGAGTACCTTGATTTAATTAATTTAAATTTATACATAAAACAAAATGTTAAAAGCGACAAGAAGAAGAAAAATATTAAAACTGTATACTGAAAACCCAGAAATTGCTTATGAGCAAATTGCTCTGTTGGCAGATTGTAGCGAAACCTATGTAACGCAATGCATAAGGAATTATCATATCGACCAAGTTTCTTATTATAATTTTTGCTTAGCACCCAGCCTAGCTGATCCTGATGTTTATTTTTTATTTAGTGATAACGGCGTTGAGAAGGTTTTAAAATTTAAAAACAATATCGTGTACCCTCAGCACGAATTAACACCTTTAGAAGAGCTTTATATTAGCTTAAACCTTAGCAGAAACATAGGGTTCGAGAAAAAAAATTTTTTTATATGATTTTTTTTAGTATATTTATGACAATGACAATACTATTACGCTCAATGGATTAATGGCTTCTAAAATTTCACCGAACGACATTCAAGCTATAAAGCACATAACTTATGTTGCCGATGAAATGCACGACCTCACTAACGAACTCTACGAAGACCTCATGGAAAGAGACCATGAAGAAGCAAAAATAAAAGCCACAAATATTATATCCATACTTAATGAGTTAATTTACGCATTAACAGATGAAGTATAATTTTGACGAAATAAGACCAAGGCTATCAGGTAACAAGCGCAAAGCGTTTGAGAATTTAAATAAAAAGGAGCGAAGGATACTCGTAATAGGAGATCTTCACGCTCCTTTTACTTTAGAGGGATACCTAGAACATTGCCAGGAAGTTTACGCTAAGTTTAATTGTAATCAAGTAATTTACATTGGAGACATTTTAGATAATCACGCATTTTCATACCATGAGCCAGATCCGTCTGGGCTTTCGGCGGGGAATGAGCTTAAGCTAGCTAAAAAGTTTGTAAAAAAATGGTACAGAGCTTTCCCGGTAGCAGATGTTTTAATCGGAAATCATGACCGTATGGCTGCAAGGAAGGCTATGACCGGTGGTGTGCCTTCAGCTTGGATTAAGTCTTATAATGATGTGTTGGGTACACCTAAGTGGAATTGGATTGAAACCATAGTTTACGACAATGTTCTTTACGAGCATGGAGAAGGTGGTCAAGCAAAGACTAAGGCAAAAAACAATATGATGTCTAGTGTATGTGGGCATACTCATACTGAGTCATACGTTCATTGGTTTGTGGGTAAAAAGTTTCGAGTTTTTGGAATGCAGATTGGCTGCGGCGTTGATGCTAAAAGTTATGCAGCAGCTTACGCTCGCAACTTTAAAAAACAAGCTATAGCTTGTGGTGTAGTTATAGGTGGGCATACAGCTATAAACTGCATGATGGATTTAAATTAAGTGAAGGGCCTTGCATTTTGCCCAATGAATTTCAGCACACTTGCTGTAGTCTTCTAATTTTTCAAAATACTCCCTAACATAATCATAAACCCCGTCTTCCATAGGCACAACTGGAATTGTTGGATTAAAAACAAAGTGAACCTCCTCATCCCTATCGAGCATTTGATGGAAAGTCTCTTTCCCAGTTAATATCTTATAACTGTTCATCATACATTTATGTTGGTTAAAACTATTCATTAGTATTCACTTGGGTCAAAGTCATCTTCTTCAAAGTATTCATCTTCAAAAGAATCGTTTGCTTGTTCTCTCAGCTCTCTTCTGTATTCAGAGGGGTCTTCTGTTTTTAGATACTCTAAATATTCTCTTCTCTCTTTTTCTCTTTTTGATCTTTTTCTATTTTTAACATCATCTGCGAAGAAGTCTTTAACAACAGCTCGTCTTATGTCTTTATAAAAAGGTACTAAACCGGAATTACCTAAAAGCTCCAATACCATTCTGTTGGTTAATTCTTCTTTATTTTTCTCTCTACTTTCTTTTGTTGCATTATTAATCGACCTAAAACCCAGACTAGTCATTCGTTCCAAAGTTTTTATTATCGGCCCAAACGGCCCAGCTAAAACTCCTACCGCCGTCTTAGTAAGGCCTTTATCTTCTATTTGATCTAAACTTAGCTGGTTATATACTATTGAGTGCTTATAAGCGTCATAATCTCCCTCTCTTAAACCATCCAATGCTTTTTCATTAAACTGCTCTATCAACATAGATGGAACTAAATTAGGAATATTACCCATACTTTTTCTAGTCATAAGACTAAGCATAGTACCTACGACTTGTCGTGTTATAATATCTTCAATATCAGACTCATCCTCGGATTCATCATCAACACCAAATAGTTCTTGATCAAATGCTTGACTTAATACTGTATACAGAATAGGATACATAGTCATACGCATACCTACACCTGCTAAAATACCTAAAGCTTGAGTTCGACTTATTTCTCCTTTTCTTTGTAAAGCTCCTACAGCCATTCTTGCGGTGGCATACTCAAATAAACTAAAGTTTGCCATAAATTTATTAGCAGCCCTGTAAGCATTAACCGCGCCTCCGCCGCCTTTACCTGTTGTTCGATACTGATTTTTAATTACACTATCAAAAGGATTTTTTGATGTACCTATCATGGTAGCGGTCTGGTCAGCTTTTTTAGTTGCTTTTTCTACGGCAGCTTTATATTTATCCCCTAAGTATTTACTCTCACCTCTCCCTATATCTTTAAGATCTTTAGAAGTTAGCTTGATGCCTGTTTCAGCCTCAAATGTTGTAGCAAACTTACCATACCACATTGGTATACTTAATGATTTATCTGGAGAAGATATAATTGTTGATGCTATTTTATCTACAACAGCTGCGGTTTGTTTAACCCCCATTCTTAATATCACTTGCATTATGTTAGCGACATGGCTACGAGCAGTTCCGTCTGAAGGTGTACTCTGTAAAAACCCGGTTACATCTGCAAAACGAGAAGACAAACTTCTTGTTTCAAAAAGTCGTGTTGTCATTCTAGAGCCTAAATTATTAAGTATGTCAGTTCCTTCTTTTCTACTTAAAAAAGATAATTTTCCAAATTTCGTAAATCCTGTCATGGCGGCTTTAGGGTCAGCTATAATCATTGACATATTTGACTGAATCTCCGACACCATTCTTGTAACTGAACCAAGGATGGCTTGATACGCAATTCTTTTTACTTTATTACCTATCGAACCTAAAAAACTTACATCTCTTTGTGTCTCTCCAAATGTGACTTCTAAGATTTCAGAAACTGATTTATCTAAAGCTGATACCGCTGCTTTCTGTGCGTCAGTACTATTAGGGTCTGCCTGTATTTCAGCAGTGACCTTGTTAATTGTTTTCTTGACCCTTCTAACCTCGTTGGTCATAAAATAATCTAAAGCTACACCTGACGCCCCCTTTTCTAATGAATAAAAAGGGTCAAAACTTATAGGCTTTGCTCCTGATGTTCTAGCTTGGTTAGCCCCACCTTTAGTAGATGCTTGAGAATATTGTTCACCTCTTGTGTTTAAGTCATTTGTCTGTTGAATGTCTGACATTAAAACTACTCGGTGAGAGTATGAGTTATAAAGCTCAACTCTATTACCCCTCAAAACGGCTGAAGTAAATTTAGACAAGGGCGCTAACTTAGCGTTTTCAGTGTCTAATATGTTTAAAGCAGCCTTTTCGTTTTTAGTTAAACTTTTTTCTAGTTTATCTAAACTGATTTCTCCATCTACTGTAAACTGGTCAGATAATTCTTGAATTATTTTTCCATCTAAAGCTGTTAGTCTGCCCGTACCTTTTTTACTATTTATATCTTTAAGAGTGGCCTCAATAAATTCTACTGGATTAGGGGCTTTAGGATTAGCTTCTCCATCCACCATATTATTTAAATACTCCCTTGTTAGTTGTATAAGCCTGAGTTTATATCCTTTTTTTACAACTTTATTATCCGTATTTCTGCCTCCTAAAATTTTTCTAACTTTATTTACGCCGTCTTTTTCTAATAATGCTCTTGCTGAATCTGACTTTGCTCTCATTTTACCAACAAACACATTGTAGCTTTCAAATGTTTTAGCCAGTCTTCCAAAAGTGTTATCATAAATAGTGGTGCTGTTTAAGTTTCCAAAAGCGTTATCGACACTTGTGGCTACTGATGATCTTATTTTATCTAAAATTAAATTTTTACCAGAACGAGAATTTGTTAGAGCTATCTTTATTGATGAGCTTATGTTTTTAAAGTGTTTTAAAATACCATTTTTAGTTACTTTTTTCATCACGCTTGTAACTGGCTTAGAATCTCTGGTACTTAAAATGTCATTTAATATGTTGTTTGTGTCTACATTTACTACACCCTGAGTTAAGTTCTGCATAACCACTCTAAGAGTTTCAAGTTTAGAATAATCAAACACACCATCTTTTTCTTGAATTAGAGCGCCTATGTCTTCCTTTGTGATTTTAGCAAACTGCTTGGCTATTTCTATATCATTATCATCATTAAGCTTACTTAAGTCAGGCTTCTTGCTTTTAATTTCTTTTATGGCTTTTGTAACATCATACTCCTTAGTTTTTCTAGGCTTTTTGTCTTTCGCTTTTTTATCTTTTATGTTAATTTCTGTGCCTAACTTTAAAGATTCATCTATAGAATTTAAAATATCTAAGCCTACTTCAGTATCACGACCTATGTTTGTAAACTCTAGTTTCCCTGGTTTACCATAAAATTCAAGAAGCTGCACAGCTGCATCCAGTTTGTTTAGTGGAATATTACTTAGCTCTGTATTTGCTAAAGCTATAAGAGTATTTACTAAAGCATCATTGTTAGCTCCAAATTTTCCCTTTTTAATATTATATTTAACACCTCGACCTCTTTTATTCTTAATAGCGTTTTTAATTCTAACCAACTTAGTATTTATAGTAGCGTCATTCATTACTTTAGTAACATATTCTACTGTGCTATCAACTTGCGAATCTTTAGAAAAATCAGTTCTTAAAATTCTATTTGACATTGCTAGTGCTTGAGAAGATTTAATAATACCTCTAGACTTCAGACCTGTAATTTTATCTAACAAACTTTTTTGAGCAGCTTTGTAAGCATTTTCAGATTCCCTTGCTGCCTTAGCCTCTAGTTTTATCTGTGTTTTTAATCCATCAGAATCTATAATTAGGCTTGTTTTTTTCTTTTTGCCTTGGGTAATTCGTTTAGCCGAGGGGCCTCTTTTTTTACCAAATACACCAGGCTCTGAAGCTTGTTTCTGAAGTTGAGTTTGAGATTGTTTTTGAACATCTACATTAGGTGATCTGTTTGGGTCAATTTTATTTACTAAACTTATATTAGCTTCAGTTGCTGGCATTCCTGTCAGCTGTGTAAATTTTTCTCTTAAACCAATTAATGTGTTTGATTCTGCGTCTAGCTTTAGAGCATTCATGGCATCTCTGTTAGGATTTTGCTTAATAAACTCTACCACCTGGTCAGGAGTAATTTCTACATCTACATCAATCTGATCGGGGTCAGCAATATAAGATAAATACCCATCTTCTAGACTCACTCCTCCTCTTTCTTTAGATGCTATCCATATACTTGAAACACCACTTTCTCTAGGCGACAACCCGGTTACTCGTTTCCAGCTTTCTGGAGTAAACTTTACAACAGGGGATGCACTTTTTTTATCTCTAGATATTAAGCCTTCTAATCCAAACTCTACATCTCTAGATTCTAATTGTGTTTGCTCTTCAGTTTTAACACGAGTTATAGCGTCCGCTACCTCTTTGGCGTTCTCGGAAGTTTCTATTATTCGTTGATTAACCTCGCTTTCGTTTGTTAAACCCTGTAAATCAGCCGGCTTACCATCGTTTACATCTATTACTGTTTTTAAAATAAACTTCTCAACCTTCTTCGGTATTTTTTTTAAGGGTCTACCTGTTTTTCTGTTAATAGCTTGTACAGTTCCGTCTTCATTTAGCTGAACATCTACAGTTCTACTGCCAGGAACTCTAAATACTTGAGGCCCTCCCTTACGTTGAGATGGAGGTATGGTTTGAAAACTTTTAGGAGTTGTTGGAGTTTTAACTAAAACTGGCAACTCTAAATCTATAGTGTAAGTTTTTTTACCCCTTTTAGATCCTCGCCTTTTTATTTTAACGTCAATCCCTGGATATGCTTTTTTTATTTTATCAACCTCAGCTTCAGCCTTAGCTTTGTCGTCCGTTTGAAAAGCACTAAAAGCCGCTTCGTTACCCTTCTCTTTTACAGATTGTTGCGTTGCATCGCTATACTTTGTTGTTTTTGTAACAACATTACCATCAGCATCTACCTTTTCACTCAAGGTTTTAGACTTATTATATGTTTTTAAACCACCTATAGATATAGTGGTTACCTCTATTACTTCTGCTCCGTCTGGTAGAGCGTTTTCCGCCTCAGTAATCATGTTCTTGAAAGCATCTCCGGTAGACTCCATTTTAGCGGTAAACTGATTTGTGGGTTTACCGTTTTCGTAAACTCTTGTGAAGCCAACAAAATTAGCGGAATCGCCACTGCTACTTATAATAACATCTAACTCGCCTGTCTGTGGATTATTATATTTAGCCGTTTGTACACCCTTAGAGTCTGGACTTGTTATGTCAGAGATAACAGCTTTACCATAAGGTAGTTTTTTATCAGTATGGGTTTTACCAAATATTTTTGGAGCTGCATCTATTCTAGCTTTTTTATCTACTTGCGTTTCCGCCTCCTCGGTAGCTTGAACTGCCTCTTGGGTTTCAACTTCTTGGCTACCCGTTTCGGCAGCTTCTTGCTGGATGTTACCTTCTCCCACTCCTTCGCCATCTTGGGTAGATTCTTGTACATCCAAGCTCTCTGTGCTTGACTTTTGAATGGCATCTTTTTTCTCTTTAATTAATAATTTTTTTACATTCTCAAACTCTTGGTCTGTATATGTGTCTTTATCTATTCTATCTAGTACCTCCTGGTTAGTTACTGATGCTTCAGCTTGTGCCTGTGCCTCAGCTTCTGCTAAAGCTGTTTCTGCTGATCTATCTCTGGATTTTTCTCTATCCATGAGAGCTTTTTGCATATCACTTATTTGACGTTGAGTAGGGTCTTCAATACCATTGTTAGCGAGTTCTTTTTTAGCATCACCTTTTGTTACAGTAATAACTTCGTTAAAAGTATTTCCGTCCTGCTCTACCGTAACCTCCTCCGTCATGACTTGACTATAGTCGTCTACAATTTCAGATATCCTTTGGTCTATCTGTCTTTTTCTAAGCTTTGTTGTTTCAGACGCACTATCTGGTAATTTACTTCTTTCTATTTGTAGTTTAATTATTTCACTTTTAGCCTCGCCCTGTGGTATCATAGGGTAGGTTTTTTCTATCTCTAAAGCAAATTGAGACTCTGCTTTTATATCAGTAACAACTGCCTTTAAGTCTGGATCATTAGTTATATCTATATCCATTTTAGCAATCTGGTCAGGAGTTGCTGTTCCTATGGTTGCTAATATATAATCCTTAGTTACAAAGTCTTTACCAAGTCTGTACTGTGGTGTAATAAATGCACCACGCGCCAAAGTTATTGGAGCTGAACCAGCGCCAGCAAACCCCTCTAAACCTATCTCAGCAATATCCATTTCCTGCCCAGCTAAAAGTCTTGCGGTTGCCTCACCAAGGCTACCCCCACCAATCTCAACACCTAAACCACTGGCTACTGGAGCTATTCTTTTTCCGTATCTGGCTGCAACTGCAATTCCTTTTTGAACAGCGTTTTTAGTTACAGCTCCTTTACCAGCTTTAGCTAACTGTTTAGCAGTTCCTTTGGCTATTGCTTTACCAGTAGTACCTACTATTTTACCTGCAACACCAGCTGTTACTGCGTCAATCATACCTATAGCAAGACCTCTGGTTGCCGCCTTGTTTCTTATTCTCTGTAATGCCTCTGGGTCTTCAAGAACCAGTCTTATACCTTCTGCATCAAACTTACCTCCTTTCGCCTCAACTTCTTCTTTCATAAATTCAGTATAAGACATACCGAACTCTAACGCTAAAGATGCACCACCAAATGCGCCACCAACCGCTCCTGCGCCTGCGCCAAATAAAGCACCTGGCCCCGATACGGCTGTTAGAGTAGCACCTGCCGCTGCACCTGTCGATGCTCCTACCCCGGCAGCCGCAGCTGACGCAGGATTAAGCATAGATGAAAAAGAATCAATTAATAATTCTGGAGCAATAGATAAATTTGCGCCGAAGCCTAGCATAAATCCTAAAAATCCACCACCATTTTGCTCATATATTTTTTGAAAACTTTTCATTTCATCTGACTGCACAACACCCTCAGATTTTTTTACGGCCGCTATGTATTCTTGTAGTTCTGCATCGGTTATGTTTTTGCCCTTGGCGTACAAAGCAATAGCATCATCTACTGATTGTCCTTTGGTAAATCCATTGCCAATAGCACGATACATATCTCCCCAAAAATCAGCACTAAGAACGCCCAAAATAGGCTTGTCATCAAACGCCCAATCCAAAGCTTGACCTAACCAGCTTTCTTCAAGCCATGTTTCGTCTTCTATCTGTGGAATATTAAATTCTTCAGCTTCGTTTATTGCCTCATCTGTGCCAGATCGGTACAACTCAGTGTCAAAAATCTCTATTTCGTTTGGGTCATCAACACCTTCTACCACTTCCACATCCTCTTCTATGTTTGGTGTAACAGGAGGGGGTTGGTTTAATGAAGGGTCAGGAGTTTCGACTGGTGAAGTATCCAAGGATCCATCCTCCACCGGAGGTATTGTAGTATCTGCATCCGTATCTTCCGTTGGAGAAGTGCCAGGTAATTCTTCCTCTTTTTTTTTTAAGCCTAAAACATTTGACGCTTCTAGCTCAGCTACATCTTTAAAAGTTCCTTCTTCTAAATAATCAAACAGCCCGTCATAACCTAGAGTTGGAGCCATCTCTAAAAACTCCTCTAAACTTTTAAATGCTCCATCTATAGCATAGTCATATAAGTCTTCTAATTCAAACATATATTTATTTAATTATTTTGGTCAGTAAACAACTTTTTCATTCTTTGATTATATTCCTGTCTGGATTCACCTTCTCTTCGAGGGTTGGCAGCTCTAATTTCCATTGCACTTAATCTACCACTTGACGCTCTAACTGTGTTAACTCTGTTAGCTGCCTCATTTAATATTCTAGCTATTTCATTAGTTACATCACTATTTGTGTAATTGTCATTGTCTAATTGGAAAATAGTATTTTTACCTGCAATTCTAATCATAATAACTTCATCATCACCATCTCTATTAGGGAATAAACGATTTGTTTCAGCCGCTATCTGTTCTGATGTAGCACCAGATGGAAGTCTATCTTTTACATATTCTAATACCGCAGCATCTGCTTTCTCATCAGATATCAAAGTCATTTTTACTTTTTCGTCAGGGAATAGCTTAGCAAGGTTTGTTTTTAAACTTTTCTTCATTGCCTTACGGAATATAGTGGCAAGCTGATTTCTGTCTGTAGTATCTGTTGTAAATATTCCTCCAAGGCCTGTTTCGCTACCAGGGCCACCGCCTCCAAGCTCATCTTTAACAAGGTCAAATAGAGTTTTCCCCTCTGCATCTATTTTAGTACTATCTGTGTAGTCTGCACTAATTGCTTCTTGAGTTCCTTTTCCGCTTACAACAATACCGCTTTTTTTCAATACATCTAAATCATATCCTTGTTGCTCTAAAGCTTTTTCTATCTGAACTCTAGTGGCATCTTTTCCAGTTAATGTTTTATAAAGACTTGTTATTTCATTTAGTAGACTAACTGGATCTTTATCTTTACTATCTACAACGCCATCTTGATTAACATCTTGAGTAGATTGAGCTGCACGCTCAATAGACACTGGCGGCATCCCGTCTCTAAATATATCTATAGTGGTTGGCTGTATATCGAAATTAGTAATTCTGCCAGCTGCACCACCCTCAACGTCAGTGTTAAGATCACTTATAAGTGTTTGCATAATAGCAGTAGCGTTAGCTTGGTCTGCTGTAAGTATATCCGCTATTTGACCAGCTTCTCCACCGATAATATCAAGTTTTTCTGTTTGCGCAGCAGAGCTTGCGTTTTCTTGTTGTCCAGTTTTAAATCCTGCTTTTTCTCGTTTATATCCAACTTGAGATTCAACTTGTAATCTAACATAATCTCTTGCTGCCTCTATCATGTCTTCAGTATATGTGTAAGTGGGCGGTGTCGTGCCAACATCTACTTTTATAAAATTATCGATAGAAGAGTTTGGGTAAAGCTGTCTAAACTGCTCTTCACTTTGAGCAAACTTATATAGATTTCCGTCCTTACCTTTAATACCATGTTGCTCTATAATATTTGCAACATTTGGAATTTGACTATCTCCAACAGCCCCTAGGCCGTCAGTAAGAACAATGCTGTCTACTATGCTTTCTCTTAGAGTATCAAAAGCTTGATAAGCTTCTCCATTCTCATCTTTAAGAATAGAGTTCATTTGTCTTGCCCCCTCTGTGGTCACTACAGCTCCACCGCCTTCTAACAGCGTGTAGTCTTCTATGTAGGAAGTTATAAAAGTACCTATATCATCTACATTATTAGCCACCAATGTTTTAACATCATACTTATTGCCATTGTCTTCATAATTTATTTTGTTATTTATTGAGCTATAAGGAAGGTAGTTTTCAGGGTGAGTATCATAGTCGGGCATAATTTGATTACCGTTTCCGTCATCAATCATCCTAACGCTATACACATTTCCTTTTGGCGACACCCAAGGAACTACATTATTTAAATTACCAAAAGATTGTAATTCATCCTTTATAAATGTTTCAGTTGCAGAAGCAATTTTAACACCATCTTCACCAAGCTGCTGTCTTTCTGTGGCTTTAACAAATGAAGCATCCCAATCTTTAGACGCGATACCCCAGTTAGCAATATTATCTTTTGCTTTTTGTATAAATTGCAAAAATTCAGCAGGCTTCATACCTCCTCTTTTAACAATACCATTTAGTGTGGTAACCTGCTCTCTCATTTGAGTTGCAAGCATATTGACTTGATCTCCTAAAGTTTTAGAGTTATAGGCATCTGCCTTTTCAAGTTGATTTAATACCGCATCTGTTTCGTCATCAATCTCTTTCTTTCGAGCCTCTCTGTCTTCAGCTATTTTATTGAAAGTTTCATTAATACCTCTTGACATTTGATTCCAGTTTACCTGGGTATTTTCCCTACCCTGGTATATCTGATAATCTAATGCGGATTCTTTTCTACTAAATTCGTTTGCCATAATTTTTTTTTAAACTGTAGAATTATTCATTCTGTCTAGGTAGACGTCATCCGCTTTTGTAGTTTTAGCACCAAACAAAGGAGCTAAATTAGCTACACCCATAGCAGTGTCTGCTACACCTTGAATGCCTTGCTGTTGAGCAAGAACTGAGGCTTGTGCTGCCTCTTTTGCCCTTAACTCTTGGTCTTTGGCATAACCTAAATCCATTGCTTTTAAATCTTGATTAATAGCATCTTTAGCATCAGCCTTCATCTTGGCATTTTTTTCTAAATCTTTTTGCATTAACAACCTTGTTTTCTCTGTGTTTGCATCAGCCGTTTGCTGAACGAGGCCTACGCCGGCAGCTAAATTTCTAGGGTCACCTTCTTGAAGTGCTTGAATGTTTTGTTGTTGAGCCGCTAAGTTAGATTCCTTAGCAAATTCATAAGCTTCTCTTGAGACTTGAAGCCCTTCGTAAAAATTCTTTTCTGCTCTTTTTCTCGCCTCCGCCATGGCTTTCTTAGACTCTCTTTCTGCTTTTGCCGCTGCGTCTGCTTGTTTACGAGCTTGACTAAATGAGCCTATCGTTCCTGCCGCGGAAGACGCCACTCCTACTACTGCTGCTGTTGTAACTGCCATATTATAATTTTTTAATCATTTCGGTTGAATAACTTGAAGCTTCTTCATACCCCACTTTTTTGTAAACATCAATTAAAGGTTTATTTTTAATTAATGCATATACATATTTTTTATTTAAATTACGAGCTTGCTCAGTAATTGTTTGCACTAATAAAGCTAACGCTTTTTTTCTGTTTGCCCTATCCTTGTAATGAATATTTGATATAATCCAATCACACCAAACTGCCGTTGAATTTGTTGTGTACATAAATCCAGCGCAAATAGGTATCTTACCATCGTACACCATGTATCCGCCTGTTCCGTTTTCGGGTAAAAAATCTTTAGAAGGAGGTGTCCATCTCCAGTCATTCCACCAATCCACTAATACGGCATCGTAGTCAGTTACTTTTAAAGGCTGTACATTTAATTTCATTTAGTAACAAAGATAGTAAAAATCTATGGATTGCTTTTCATCACACTACTCCCGACTGAAAATAGTTCTACTGGGCTAGTTGAGTCATTTTCTAATTTAAATTGAAGAAAATAACCTCTAGCCCCATGCGATTCTGCCGTAGCGTTTTTTATGTACATAATAAATTGCCCCACAACAGGTGTTGCTACCCCTGTTGAGTTGTCTATAACGATACTATTGGCATTGATAGCTGTAACTATTCCGGCGAGCTGAGGAGCGCCTGTAGCTGTTGGAGGTGTTCCAGCTAAAGTAACAAAATACACGAAGTCACCTATGGATATTATTGAGCCTGTTGGCACAGCAAAATCTATAGTAGTTGCAGCACCCACTACAGTAACTCCAGTAGCAGAACCTAAACCATTGGCAGATCTCATTTGCCAGTTTATCACAGCTGCATTAGTTCGTATAAAGCTAAACCACTCTCCTTCTTTTTGCTCAAAATAAGTTTCAAGCATACCACCTGGTGTTCCATCCGTTATATCTGTAGCCAGTTCAGTACATGCCCATCTCGCTTGAGTGGTATCTACTACTGTAGTATTTGACTCGTATGATAAAGTTTTAAAGAGCTTGATACTTAATGTTGGCTCTGGATTAAATACACTTGTAATTGTAGATGGACTAAATTGACCATAGTAAGTGTTTCGAGACTCATTGGTGTTGTGCCTAAAAAGATTGCCACCACTAAAAGAATAAAAATAACTATTCATTCCTATCATATATTCAGGAAAAAAAGAATAAAATGAAGGCCACCCACCCTTTCCTTGAGCGTCAATGGTTAGCGGTGCTGAGTCTTGGTTGTACGATAAAGTGTATTCTGATGCCATAGTTTATTTTTTAAGTTGGGTCACAAGATGTAACATTAATTACAACACCGTTTCTAACAGTAATGACCTGATTGTTATCCATGACATAGCGTTGCTGTGTAGCAGTGTCATTTAAATATGTTGCTCCGGAAGAATCTGTAAAAACAAAATTACCTACAACTGGCCTTGTGTTGGTATCAACAGTAAAAGGTAATTGAGTTCCTGTTGCGTTTCTTGCAAAATAATATGTTACAGTTGCGTTAGAACAACCCAAGCCTGTCTGTGCGGGAGAACCTAAAAAACTAGGCAACGCAACTGGACACGCTAATTCAAGTCTCCAAAGAGTCCCGCACAAAGGTGCGAAAATTTGAAGATTTAAGGATGTGGGGGTAACAGAGTTTTTTGGTAAAACCAATGTAAACAAAGGGCTGGTAGCTGCCACAGTACCCACTTGGTTATTAACCACATTTGTATTTGTTGTAGTGCCTTGGTCAACAAAAGCACCTGAAACATATAAAAAGTTTGATGGAGCGCCGCCGTTTGTTGGGCAAACCTCAGTTCCATCATAAGGGCTGAAATTTATTAGGTTAGCATTTTGATTTCCTACATATGTAGGTAATCCTGTACCTTGATTATTGAATCCAGCATAATCTACTGAAGTTCCAGCGCCGTCCAAGATAATAGTTCCGTCATTACCTTGACAAGTTAACCTGTTATAGTGAGTTCCGTTCCATACCATATCCACTCCATCTGGTATACTAGCTCCCATGTAAAAATAAACAACTACCGCGCCAACATCATTAGCCACATCAATGTCTACGCTAAAAATTCCACTATTGCTAATATTTAAATTTAAGCCAGAGCCACAAGGAACTAAACACGCCGAACAAGGCTGTGCATTAAGTAGTATACCATTTAGCTGTTGCCTAACAATTTGCCCCTGACTATAATATCCGTCTGGTGCTAGTGTTGTTAAGTCGCTACTGGTGTATAATGCATAAGCTTGTGCAAATGTATCTCCATCAAAACAAAGAGTTTGTATTGTTGCCATAAATTAAATTTTAAGTACAAGTTACTAATTCTGTTACTATTCCGTTTGAGGAACATCTAATATATTTATTGGTTTCTGATTTGTAATATCCCGAAATTAAAGGTACAGCTGTACTGCTGAAGCAATTAGTCGAACTATAAACAAAGTCACCTACTGCTGGGAATGTTCCAGACCCAGTGTGGTAATAAGTTTGAGTTAGAGGTTGATTACAAATTATAGTAGGGTTGTTCTGCAGTGTGCTGCAACTAAACGCCACACATGGAATTTCACATAAACAACAGGCATCTTCCGGGCTGGTTGCGTCATAACAAAATTGCTGACAAGAAGTTTTTCTGTAATCATATATTAAATATAAATACTGATTCCCACTTGGTAAAGACAAGTTAGTTACAGTTGCTTGATAAAGTCCAGTTGATGGGCTTACCACACTACTATTAGGTATAGTTGTTGCCGCAGCCAATAAAGATGCTATGTCAGGCTGAGTGTTTGCATATAATGTGTTTGATGATAAATATTTAAAATTATCGTCTGGGTATCCCCAATCATAATCATCAAAGTTTATTTTATTAGACCTTATTGTTAAGTCGACCCCTGTATAAGGAAAAACACCTAAAGACCTAATTCCTACCTGAGCATCATAAAACGAAGCTGTAAGTGGGGAATTTAAAAATTGAACTTGATCGCTGTCTACTGGGCTTATATTTACAGTATCTTCCCAGAAATATTCAGCATGAATAAATTTGTTTGAATCTTGAGTTGATGCAATAGCCACCTTAACAACCGTAATGGTTTCTTGAGTAGGGCAAGATAGCGTTACAAAGAAAGACGCAGCGGTTTGAGCTGTAATAGTTACAACCGCATTAACAGGAGTGTTAAGGCTTTTGTTCCATGTAAAGTTTCCAGACCCAGTAAGTGTTCCACTTGTGGTTGTAGTTCCATTCCATAAAACACTGATTACAATAGACCCACTCGAAATAGAATAAGGAAACACCACATCGCCAATTACTTGTCCAAAATCAACCGTACTAACTGTACTAGTTCCAGCGGCAAGCCCTGTTCTATTTATTTGAGTTCCACAACTAATAACAAGTGGAGGTATAGGAACAGGTGTTCCGTTCATACCTAAAACATACTCATCCATATAAGGGTCATAGCCACCTAGTTTTTGAGTGTTTAAATTTTCAAAAAACCTATCTCTAAACCAAGAACGCATACCTTGGTCAGATACCACTGTCAACCTATCCGTATCGGGGGTTCTTCCGCTTAATTGAAGTACTGCACCTCTTTTTGTGTCGGTAAAATACATATCGTAACCATAAGCAACAAAACTTTCAGGATTAAAACTTATGCCATATTCTTCAATTCTAGCAACTTGTTCTCCTAAAACCTCTGGAACTGAAGTTACAACACCTCCGCCAACAGCATCAGTAAGAATATTTTTACCAGCAAAAACATAAGTTATTCTATCTTCTTGTAAAGTTAAAATATCTGTTTTTCTGGCGTGTAGCACCTGAATAGGCCCAAACGAAGTTTCGCAATCTTTAAAATTAACTAACCCTAAATTAAATTCATTTAGATTGTTTGTCCCAGAGTTACTACTAAAAACTCCACTATAAGTAATACCTTCAAATCTATCAGCTTCTTTGTAGTCTTGGTTAGATACAGCTAAGGTTCTTTCACCTAACTGCATACTTTTTGCAGCCAGCTGATCTTTTATTCTGTAGCTTTCTACACCATTACCAAAGGTGTAACAGTCACTAAAGTTTAATGTTATAACAGCATCTTGAGTTGCTGTTTGGTTTTGGTCTCCGTTATCTATATCTGTTCCTGATTGGTGAAATCCACTTGAATCTATATCATACATTTCACTAGCATCAAAGTAAAGTTCGGCGTTTGCATCTTCAGGTTCGGTTTCAAAAACCATTAAGGTGTTAGCCCTAAAAACAACTATATCCATTGTTACACCAGCTTTTCTGTTATTACCAATTCTGTTACAACCTTTTAATCCAGTAGCAGTACCAAAATATAATGGCGAACTAGGATCTCCAGGAATTGCTTGACAAAACCCTAATTGAGCGCTAAAACCTAAACAGGGTAAATTGGTTGCAAATCCAAAAGGATTGCCTCCTATAAAAGGGCCAAGATTAATAGGCGTACTAGGAGTAAAATATTGAGAGTTATAATTAGCAATGTTGTCGTCTTCATTCCACCCTTCATACCCCCCTGGCTCAGCAGTATTTATATTTATATTATCGCCATCATACCATCTTTTTAAATCAGCGTAATCTCTTGTAGCGACAAAAGAAGCGCTCCACTCCCATCTTTTTTGCTCACAACTTCTTGAGCCTGCTCGTCTTCCGCTTGTAATACTCCACCTTATAATTGAGCCTCCGGGTATATCATAGTTTGTAGTAGCCCCGGTATCAGGGTCTGTTGTAAAACATGGGTATCCAACATTTCTAAATGCCTGTTGGCTACATCCGCTTGTACTTCCGCTTCTAGCTTCTTGCTTTCCATATGCTATAACAGAATCATCCGGTATTACAACATTAAAATTCTGATTTTTAATTTGCATATATAGGCCCGCTAATTGTTTCCCGTCTGTAAAACCCTCTTCTTGGTCTAAAAAATCACTACTTTCAGCTGTTATATCTAATACCTCGCATTTTTCCACAACTGACAAAGGCCCGTCTACATCCGCCTTTACTATTAAAGTCTCCCCTTTTGTAACTTTATTGGCATTGTCTCCTTCTATCTTAAAAAATATCATATTATCAGAAGGCCTAACATAATAAAAATTACTAAAAACAGTGTTATACTCCCCTAAACTAGGCTTTACTACAAATTTATATTTGCTAGCCCAATAAGGAGCTGTACTGCTTAGTTGAACTTGAATTTTATTTGCATTCACAGAGTCGGCTGGATTTATATAAACTGTATTGTATTCCGATACCAAAACCGTAGAGGCTCTAGCGTACTCGTCCATGTAAACAATTCCTGTTTCATAATCCCTGTTACTGTGAAGACTGGATGTATCTATATCTGATGTGAACTGTATTTCCCCCAGTACAAATCTAAAATACTCATATAGGTTTGTGGTAACAGGAGGAGTTTGAGTTTGATCCACATTTTGAAAATTCATTGCTAAAATTTGCAATTCAAAAGTGGTGCTACCTGGTGAAACCCCTGTCAACGCAATACCTTGTTGAGCTGTTGCGTCTGTTATACTGCTATTAAACTTGGTAAAAGTACAAGTAGTTGTAGGGGAGCTTAAAAAATTATTAAATAAATCTGTAAATGAAGTTCCTGCATCAGCTGTAGCCAAAGGGTTAAATCTCCCGTCAGCCAAAATCCCTGTACCTATTGCGTCTAAAAACAAAGAAGAAGATAAAAAGTCATAAGAGTTTTGGTAGTCTTGGTCTAGCGTTACACTAAACTGAATATCAAAAACACCATTAGTAAACTCATCATTTGCCGTTCCGCAAGGAGCTAAAGCGGTGTCCCCGCCTAATTCAGCGTGTTCTATTCTAAAATTAAAACCTAACGCAGCGCCTTGTTTTAACTTTCCGTCTATTTCTGCTAAATCAATAGTTATTTTAGAATTTGTTATACTTACCGATGATCCAGATAAAGTGTAAGCATCTCCATTACCTGGTAGTCCTCCTGGTAATTCAAGAAACTCTACGCTAAGGGGTAAATAGCTCGTGTTATAATCTAAAGATATGTTTGAGCCTTCAGCCGACCCTCTAGTAAAATTGTATCCATCTACATAATTACCATATAACAACCTATTGCCCATTATTGTTTGAGCCTTTGCAATCCTAGGAACATTGTCATAAAGCCTTAAAAGCTCGTCATTACCTATTACCGTATAAATTTTGCTGTTTGTAAAAGTATATGTTTTCTGAGTATCATCAGCCCATCCATAATCTTCTTTTTTAAATCTTTCAATTACATAGATAACATTAGAGTTTGTGTCTTTATACAACAAATCAATTTCAGTAACTCTTTTGCTTCCAGTACTAAAAGTTATAACAGCCCCATTAAACCTGTTAATCATACCACTGTTTAAGTAGTTTCTAGTGTCAAATGCAAAATCAGATGTAGCAAAGGCTGGAACAGTAAAAAGAGATGTTGCGCTATAGCCGCCGTTTAAATATCGATACCTATAAGCAAAACATATAAATCTTTCTCTTATGTAGTTTTCTTGCCCTGGCAAACTAACTAGCTGTACGCCAGGGACAGACAAAGGAATATTTGAGCCAACAGCGTCTTCAAATCCAGGGGGTTTTAAAATAACACTTATATCCTCTTCTTCTATTTGATCAACCAACCCTATAGGATAAGGATAACTCTGAACCACATCTATGACTCGAGGAGGATTTTTGTCATCAGTAAAATATAAAAATTTTCCATCTACCAAATCAATACCGGTAATTAAAAACTCCGGGTCAAAATTTAAAACAGTAGTAGAAATCACATGATATTGAACAATTAAATTTGTAGTATTAAAAGAAACTATCAAATCTAATTTTCCTGTTTTTACAGGATTATTACTATCATGGACAAACCAGTAAATGGTTTCTCTTTGACCATCCTCATAAGCGCCTATGCACTGCGCCGCAGATGATAACGCTTGTCCTTGAAATTGCAAAGTTGTTAGCTGGTCATTTCCTTTAGAGTTTTCTACCGCACCAATCTCAGTTGTTTCAGTAGCCCCTAAACGGACATTCATTGCGTCTATGTATTCTCCTGGCGGAAGAAGTCTTTCGTCAATAGACTTATTCATTCTTCCAGCCACAAAATTTGTAGTAGTTATTGGCATATTATTTTATCCATTTATTCTGTCCTCTCATATTCATTAATAATCGGCCAGGATGTATATTGCTTAATCTAATTTTTGCATTTCTAAGCAAAGATGATTTATCTTTTCTTGCTCTATTAATCACATATTCTGTTACACCTATTCTTCCGTTTAATATAGAATATTTAATGTAAGCATAAATATATTCTTCAAATAATTTATTAAGATTAATTGCTCCATCTGTTCCATTCTCCATACCATCTGAAACATATTCTAAAACTACTGAAGATCCACCAATCATATTGCTAAAGTTTATTACTCCGCCTTGCTTGTTAATAGTAAATGTAGGGTTTGAATTTGCTGTTTCTGTGTTTAATCCAAACCTAGAACCAACAGCATAATCAAAGTACCAACACCCGTCTATACAACACCCTTCCTGTCCATGGTATGGGCTGTTCTCGTTTAAATATATACTTCTAGCAGTTGTCGACATTTGATTCAAGTCTAGCTCTGAATCCTGCGGTCTTAAAACATTTCCATCTTGGTCAAACAATATATTAGAGTCGTTGTCCTGAAGATAGGCAGAACTCCAATTAGTTTGAATATTTTCAGTTAATGGTTGTAAGATTCCATTCACAAATTGAGATATACGAACCCAATTAACATAGTCTTGAGGCAAAATAAAGCGTAACTGATTTGACACATCTAATTGAAGAATTTTAATTTCCTTCATAGCGTCATAATTTAGCTCTTGTATTCCTCTTTTTGCATGAAACAAAACTTGATATCTTTCTATATTGTTTATTAGTTCGTGGTTTCCTTGATACATTAACATAAAATTATTAACTATATCATTCAATGAAATATATTGGTACGACCCCCAATTTGAATCCGTAGGAGCTGTGCCTGAATTTTCGTAATATGCATAATCTGTAATATAAGTCATAATTTATTTTTTATTGTTCGTCAATGTTTTCCATTGCTAGTTGCTCTTTTCCAAAATTGTATACATCTGCTTCTCTTATTTCAATTCCTATAAATTGACATATTCTGTAAACCAAGGTAGGTTCATCTGACAAGGGTAATTCAAAATCTTGAAAATCTGCCTGCGTAGGATCAAATAAAGGCTCTCCCGCTTGTAATGTTGCATATGTCCAGTTAGGGTCAAGGGGATATCTCAAGTACTGAGAGTATATTTGACCAGGAGTGGTTATGGTTTCTGGATATACATTAATAGAATTTCCTAATGCCCCAACTGTTGCATTTCCTAAAACATAAGCGGGAAAACCTAATGATGGTGTGGTTAGTGGAGATGAGTTGAGATAAAATATTTTACTTTGTGTGACTCTCTCTACTTCTACAATTCCAGCGCTTGACACAACAACATAAGAGTTTCCAATTGTAGCTGCTGAACCAAATATATCAACAGAAATAGCTAACTGAGTATCAGAATTTATGCTTACCACATAAGCACTTTGACCAGCTGTTACGCTAGTGGCTGATGTAGAAGATACAAGTTGCCCAACCGATACAGTAGTTAAAAAAGTAGCGTTAGCATCAGTTAAAGTAAATGCTTGTGATTGAGTAGTTGTTCCGGTAGCAGTTGTAGTTGGATAATAATTAATTTTATTTATTAAATAATAATTTGATGGTAAAGAATATAAATTAACGCCATTGTTAATCAAGGCTTGAGTAGCAGAAAAACTATCTATAACTTCTATTATTCCTTTTGTTATATCCGCATATCCAGAGCCAGATTGACGCATATTTTCTTGCGTTAATTGACTATTGTATTGGTAGAAATAATTCTCAAACATATCAAGCTGAGCTTGCTTAGCGTAGAGATTAAAATCTTGAGGCGAAATATATCCATAATTGTTTTTGTTGGCGATTGCCAATACGGTATTTCTTACATCATTAATAGGCATAATTTCTTCTTTTTACAAAGATAGCAAAAAAAAAAGAGGCTACTTTTTTTTGTAGCCTCTCTTAGTTTTGATTAGTTAGTCTTAGACTTTAGCAATATCTAAGATTAAACTTGAAGGCAACCATTCGTCATATTTAACATAAGGCCAATGTTGTAGTAAAGATTCTGTTATTGAATCTTCAAATCCATCTCTCATAGCCTCATCACCTGCTGCTACTGCTGCATGAGTAATTTTAATTACGATGCCTGATGGCCCACAATACTGAACATTAACTTCACTATTTATTGGGTCAGCAGATGCATTTTCTACAACTACTACTCCGTTAGTAGCAACTAATTGCTTAGAAGATACTGTAGCTGAATAGATAATATAATTTTTACCAGTACCTACACCATTTCCTTGCGCTGCTCCAATAGCAACTAAAGAGAGTGTGTTTGCGTCCACAACACTTGCGACAGTATACATTCTGTCATCTGAAGTATCATGCACTACATCGCCAACATTAACTACGCCACCTGTAAAAGTAGCAGCGCCATCCTGTAGCTCAAGGTTTCCTGATTCGTCTACTGTTGTCGTTCCACTTGCGACTGATTTTTGTACTGGAACTTCAACATACTTTTGCATAGCACTATACATTAGGCTATAGATATACCAGTAACGGCATTGCTTGGAATGTAGTCCACAGCCACATTAGTCCACCCTGTCGCAAGAGCTTTAACGATAGCATTTTGAACTTCATCTCTATAAGTCTCTACTCCTGCGTCTAAAGCATCAGTATAGGTTATAGTTGCAACTTTTCCTGAGCCATAAGACAAAGAAACCGTAGAAGTAGAAGCTTGTTCTACTAATTTAACATCCAGAATTGACAAAATTTGTTTTTGTTCATTTGTAACTGGAATTTGTAAGAATTTTTCCATAATAATAATAATTTATGAGTTAATAAAGTACAAAGATACTAAAAAAAAAGCCGCCCTTTTGGGCAGCTAATTTATAGTTGGTTAAGTTTTACTTTTTATTTTTTAACTTATTTTTTAATAATTTAAAAACTTCTAAACCTTCATCCGACTGCATGAAAGAACCTATTATATAATTAGGGTCTTCTCCATAAGGAATGGTTAGCATTTTTTTCTTATTATTAGGTAAGTTGTAATATACATCTTTGTTTGCGTTTCTGTAAGATATAAATCCTGCCATAAAAAACTGATGGACAGTATCCATTAATTCTAACATTGGATCATTTATGGTATCCATAAAATCCTCTGGTCTAGATTTAGCATAAAGCAAGATGTCTCTTTTTAATTCAGGTATAGTCATTTTATCAACTCCATTACCCATCAACACTCGGCATACCGAAGTCAATTTTTGAACATCTTTAGTTATTGCTTTAGCTTCAAGCTGAGCCTCAAGCTCTGCCTCAACCCATTCCAACTCTTGAGCCGCATCTCTTTCAGAATTAATTTCTTCAAACACCATTCCGTTGCTTGGATGATAATGTAGAAATTGCTGTAAAGATTGATTTTGTTTTTCTACCAACAACATTCCGTCTTCAAAAACTATTGGCTCTAATATAGCGTTCCCATCTTGCTCGTCTTCAAACGGGCTTTTTTGATTTCTCGCATATCGTAAAGGTCTGTTTGTTCCTTGTTCTTCATCAAAGTATAGTAAAGGAGATCTAGATGAATGTCTAGAAGCCAACATATAAGATAGTGGCTGATGGTCTTTTAAAAGTCTATAGGCTTTATTCTGGTAAGTTTTTTTTTGATTTTTCATTATAATATAATTTAATTTGATTTAAAAAATAAAAAGGGGGAAGTTAATCCCCCTAATTAATACTACTAATTGTTATGCATCTTGAAATAAGAAGAAGTTGTTTGCACCTAAAGTACATACAGCTCTTTCGCTCAAGAAGTTAACCTCCATTGCATCAAGATCATTAGTTCTTGCACCACCAGCAGAACCGGTAATCCAAGTTTTGTAACGTCTGTCTTCAGTCTCAGAAGCTCTGTAACGAACATGAAGGAAAGGTCGCTTAGCGTTCTTACCTAAAATTTGGTCGTATACAGTTGTAGAACCAGCTGGAACTAAAAGTCCATTGATTGCACCTGCTTCAAGACCTCCACGCATTGTTGGGTCGTTTAAGTATTTCCAGTCAGACTTGTAAAAGTCATATCCTCTACGGAATCCTGTAAATCCTAAATTAAGAGCCATGTCCTTATCGTTGTCAAATAAACCATAAGAAGTACCACCTGCTCCGTAAGAGTTTTGTGATGCTAACATATCGTCAATATCAAACGAGAATTGTCTGTTTACGAAAATTACATTTTCTTCAATAGCTCCTTGCTTATCAAGTCTTTGAATAACATTATCAAACTGAGCTAATGCAACTGGGTTTCCACCACCGAATACATTTCCTCTTGTTGATACGCTAAAGAAAATACCATCAGAACCAGAAAGGTTAGCCGCACCTGCACCCACACCTACTCCTTGTAGGAAGTCTGCTGCACCTGATGCCGCCTCAGCAGGAACTGCTTCAACCATCGCTGTTTCTAAGTAATCTTCAAATCTTAATCTTGTGTCGTGTTCAGACTTTAAATACCATAAGTATCCGCTTACGCCATCCTCACCTGTAACTTCAATCCATCCAATCTGAGCCATATCAGAACCAGAAACAGTGTATTTGTCTTTGATAATAATTGGCTTGTTGTCAAAAATAAAGTCATCAGC